GGATCTCCAGAAAACACGACACCATTATTCTCATAATAGCGACGAACTTTCTTATAAAGTTTCGGACTCTTTACATCAAGGTAGATATCCCCGTTAGCAGCAGAACGCAAAGTACTAACATCTTTCTTGAATTTTTCGATCAGAGACATTGTTGTGTGTTGAATACCTGAGTATTATAAGTGTTTGACTTTATATAGTCAAGATGCCAGTCAGGAAACTGGCAATCGGGCATAAAGGATTTGAACCTTTGACCTTCCCGCCCCAAACGGGACGCGCTACCAAACTGCGCTAATGCCCGGTATAGTGCTCAATCCTATGACAGTTAGAACATAAGACTTCACACTTATTAATCTCTTCCATAACATTTTCCCAAGACTTTTGTCTCGCAATAACACAAGGATTTCCCTCTTTGTTATCGTCTGTATGGTGGAAATCTAGTGCCCTGTAATCGTCATATCCACAACGATTACATTTCAGGGTCTTTTTGTATTCCCTGAACTTATCTACCCTCACCCCTGCTTCCTTGGTTTTCTGTTTAGAATAACAAGGAATACATTTATGACGATAGTATTGGACTCCATTTATTTTACCAGCACTTGGAAAATTAGACAAGTCTAAATGATGCTTAGCACCACATTCTTTACAAGTTCTGGTTTCCATTTGGGAGTATTGAGCATGTTCCCAAATATTTATAAAGATAGGTTCCTTTCGCCGCTAGTCCTGAACCCATCAGAAGGGGACTACCGCAGTTGAGTGGTTTCCCTCTCAACAGAACTAATTATACTACTTTTTGTGGTGCTTGTCAAATGGTGCCCAGTGTTGCCAGTTGTATTTGTGTATAAGATAGATGCCCAGAATAGGCACCACAACTAAAAGATAACAGAGAAATCCTAATGTAACTGGTGTCTCTAATGTCCAGCGTGCTATGTGTCCCATTACCAGTCCGTTAAAATAGAAACTACAAATAAAAATACACCAAACATACACATAAAAAATAGAATACCTAGTTCGACAACCATGTTTCCCAGGGGTCAGAGTTGTATACACATGATTCGGGATGTGCCCACTCTTCCTTTTTTATTATAGATAACTGATGTCTCAGTCTTCTAACCTCTTCTTTAAGCCAGAGGTTCTCATTTTCTAGTTCTGTGATTCTATCCATAGTTGTCTGAAGTATCTGTCTACATGGTTTAGACAATCCAATGGTGCCTGTTGTGCTGTATGTGCCCAATCATAACAGAAGTCAATCATATCAAGAGTAACATGATTGACTCCATACATTCTAGAAAAGGATGATGTGGCAAAATGAAACCTAACTCTAATGTGCGGTTCCATTCCCCTTATAGTGTTCTGATTCATAGTAGTGTCCCTTCTTTGAACCGAAATACAATGTAGCGATTACAAACGGTATTGCCACTATAATGAGTGCTTTTCCTAACAAGTGCTCCATTTATCTAAACTCATCTCTCGTGTATTTGTAAGGTAATGATGCTTCCAGAGTTTCTAGAAGTTCTCCATACTCACGATACCTTTTATCACCAGCAATGAAATGATGCTGACGTTTCCAAATAGCATCAATGAGAAGTTCTGTCTGTTCGTTTGTAAATTTAATAGAAAGATTCATTCTACTTGAATACGGGTTTTACTGGTGGATTGAATTCGTCCCTGTGTGCTTTCATAACGTGCTTAGGAACACCATAGTATCCCATATGCATCCACACACAGTCAATATAGCGAAGGTCCTCACGGTCTGCGTCTAATGTGGTCATATCGCAATATTCAATAATGTCTGGTGGAACTTCAACTTTTTTCCAAGTTAGTGGTTCTTCAATAAAAAATGGAATCATTTTTCTTTCATCATTTTTTCGACACGCTTTCGCATGTCAGACATCTTTTGTTTTTCGTGGTCCATGTGTATGTATCCACTCTTACCTCTCACTATCATTGTGCCTTGATAGAACATCGTGGCAGCAAAGATAAGTAAGAGGACAATACCAATTATTTCAGGGTAATGTTCAACCATGGTAGCACAGGGGGTATAGCTCCGACAAGCCTTAGAAGTCCCTCAGCAAATAAAGCAAGAACCACCCAACCGACGCACATACTAATGATAGAAGCATTACGGTTGTGTCGTCGTATTGCTGCATCGATCAACTCCTGACATTCCTCACGAGTTATCAATTCATCATTTTTCATCGCCAAGCATTTTTGCTAGAGGGTCTGGTTGTCCGCTTACGATAGCGCAAGCTCTTTTGTAAAACATATTATCTGTGTTACCAGACTGTTCGAAGGTCGCCTTGACTTTCACCCAGTTATTATAGGTGTGCTCGTCCATAGGTCCTTTTGCGGGATTATCTACTAGCTATAATAGCAAGTAGTTTCAAATTGTCAACATTGTGTTGAAAACCACAAAATGTTGAAGAAATTATAAAGGAAAGTGAGGGATTCGAACCCTCGGAGGCTACTAACCCCTTCAGTTTTCAAGACTGACGCAATCGACCACTCTGCCAACTTTCCAAATTTATCTAACTTCGAAGTCCAACCTTTTTACTTTACGTTGTCTTCTTGCTTCTTGCCAAAGAATGTCTTCATTGGTAAGAACACCCTTTTTATTTTTGGGTTGATATGAGTTTAGCATAACAACCTGAGATAAGTCAAGTGCCGAAACCTTATCTCCACGAATAGTTGCCATGTTTGGACAACCGCATGTAACGGTCTTATTCTGACGCCCCTCTAACTCCTTACCACAGGAGCGGCACCTTATTTTTATGTTATCCATCAGTATAATGTGATCTTTCGTCTTCAGTTTTCAGTTATTTATAATGGGCGAAGAGGGGATCGAACCCCCGGCACTTAGAATGTAACTCTAATGTTCTACCTCTGAACTATTCGCCCTAACCTCTTAATTGTAGCATGTACTCTACGGTTTTGGCAACATCTTCCATTGCTAACCGTAAGTCATCTCTTTGCCCCGACTCTTGGTGACATACTGGTCTTCTGTCATCAGTGAGAGTCCAGCGCCACAGACCCATATGTTTACAATACCAGAGTTTAATATTCATTCCCCTCAGTCATACTTATGCCTATTTAACAAGTCTGGATTCTTCTTGTATAAGGAGTAGCAATAACTATTAGGGTCACTATCCATAGCATAGTGTGCTTGTGTATGAATAGTTTGGATAATACAGAAAAACCCAATAACTATCAGGTTAAAGTGAGTTACTGGTGAGAAAAGGATTTTCTTCATAATAAAAAAGGGGGTCCGAAGACCCCCGTATTATAGCACAGGTTTATCAGAAGCTGTACTTTGCACCCAGCTTAACTCCATAACCGTTCTCAGCACCATTAGCGCCACCAGCGAATGCGAATTCACCATAGACTCCAACTGCTTCGGTAGCGGCAACAGAAGCGCCAACCTTACCGGAGATAACGGTGTCAGAAGCGCCGCCGTCAGGGGTGACGAAGCTAGGACCGATTTGAGCATAATAACCTACGCTATCACCAGCGGTGCCTTCCCAACCAATGTGCAGGTCGGTGGTGGTGCTGGTATAGTCGCCGCCAGTGAAACCAGAGTTGGCTTCGACGTTAACGTAGGGTCCTGCAAAAGCAGCACCAGCGAAAAGGGGAGCAGCAGCGGCAGCTGCAATTACGGATTTAATCATTTTAGATACCTCGTTATTTTCTCGCAGAGTAATATACCTGCGGATGGAAAGAGACTCGACGTGTCTCTGTTTACTTCGTGACTAGGCGAGTAGTTGAGGCTTCATCACTTGGTTATTTATAAAGTTTTACAACAATCGGGAATTCGGATTCCCGAAGCGAGTGACGAGGATCGAACTCGTGATTCCAACTTGGAAGGATGGCGTGTTACCGCTACACTACACTCGCAATGGTGGGAGACGAATCTCCCAACTCCATTCACACGGAAGGGATTATAAGACAGAATGAGTATTCTGTCAAGCCACTTACCCGACTCGAACGGGTGACCTGAGCTTTACAAAAACCCTGCTCTATCCAGCTGAGCTAAAGTGGCATAAAGGGTGGAAGGTACTCCCACTCGCATAAATGCGTCCACCCTACTCCCCCGACAAGATTCGAACTTGTGACCTGGAAATTAACAGTTTCTCGCGCTACCGCTGCGCCACAGGGGATTACAGGGGTTTAATTCCCTGTTCCTTACAGAGTTTGAAGTAGAGTTTATAATACCTCTGCTTCATCTCATCAAGGATTTTATTGTCATCTTCAAAACCCAACTTCTTGGTATGGGCATAACACCCTTCAAGTTCTCCAATGAGTATTAAAACTTTTATTGGATTGATTGGGTCCATAATGAAAGAAGGACAACAGGCACGGCTGGGGTCGAACCAGCAATCTACCGCTTAGAAGGCGGGGGCATTATCCATTATGCTACGTGCCCCTGTTGACCCTCTTATTATAAGGGATCAAACTGTATCCGTCAACCCTCTTCTGATGGTTCCTCAGTGATTTCTGCTTCTTCTTCTTGTGCTTCTTCGGTGACTTCTGGTTCTGGAAGAGTTACACCGATTTGGGTTAAATATTCGATGGCACCCTGAATCTTTAAGAACATCTCTCTAGTTCTTGTCGATTGTGCTCCAAGTTTTTCCAGGTCCGATGAAAGATTAGATCTTTGCTCAAGCAATTGTAATAAATGATTTTGCTGTTCGTTCATT